CAATGCTGTCGCGACGTGGATTGCTGATCGGGCTGGGCGCCATCATTGCGGCTCCGGCGATCGTGCGCATTCAGAACATCATGCCGGTGCGCGCCGTCGTGCTGCGGCCGTCGCTGGATGAGATCCTGCGCGTGCCGTATACGCACATGGTCGAGCGTCGGGAGGGATTTAACGTCTGGCTGCGGCCGTCACAGTTTCGGCATGTGCTTGGCTATGCGGAGCATGCGCGGCTACCAACTGCCGAGGTGGGGACCTACAATGGATTCACGTTCCATGTCGCAGACGATCAGGAAGATCCTGCCAGCTGATCTGACCGCGCAACTATTTGAACTGTTGGCGGAGATCGAGCGGGTTCAACGCAAGCCTGGCGAGGCGCCGCCGTTGGATTTGGCGCGCGAGGCGGAGGAGGGGCTGGCCAATTATTTCGCTGGGCGGGCCGTGGATCTGTGGGCGCAATATGTCGACCCGACGCGCGTGCCGCTCACCTACGACGAGTTCCAAGTTCTGTTCCCGTATGGCAAGCCGCATCGCTGACCTTGTCAGCCTAATGCGATGGTGCTACCAATTGCGCGTCTGACAGTGCGCCAGCGTCAAGGCTCCCTCTCGGGGTAGGCGTCAGAGCCCATCAGACAAACGGCGAGGCCCGGGTCTCGTAAAATCCTCCCGGCATCGACGCCCAGGCGTCGGTAAAATTCCTGGCCACGCGCACGCCGGCAGTACGGCGATCCCTGTCTCTCCTGATGCAGGTTGCGCCACCATGGCCATGACTAATTTTCCCGTCAACGATCCGTTGGCGGTCAAGCTTTGGTCAAAGACCCTCGATCACGAGGCGCTCAAAGCGACTGAAATTGCCCCGCTGATTGGCGACGACGCCAACAGCATCATCCACCGCAAGACCGAGACCTCGAAGGGCGCCGGTGACAAGGTCACCTACGGGTTGCGCATGCAGCTGATCGGCGCTGGTTTCACTGAGAACCAGTTGGCCGAAGGCAACGGCGAGGCGCTGACGATCTACTCGGACTCGCTCGTCATCAACGAATTGGGCCACGTCGTCGGCGTAAAATCGGGCAATACGATCGATGCCCAGCGTGTGCCGTTCGACTTGCGGCTGGAGGCGCGCGATGGCCTCGGCGACTGGTACGCCAAGCGGTTCTCGCAGTCGTTCTTCAATCAGGTGTGCGGCTACAACTTGCAGCAGGATGTGCGGTTCACCGGCCTGCAGGCGGTGCCAGCAGCGACGCGCATCATTCGCCAGTCGCAGCGCACCGACGATGGCGCGCTGACCGCGACCGACACCTTCACCATCAACCTGATCGACAAGGCGAAGGAGCAGGCGATCACCGCGACGCCGCGGATTCGTCCGGTGCGCATCAACGGGCGCGGCCGCAGCGACGATCGCGAGGACTACAACAACACGCTGATGGATAAGTTCGTGATGTACCTGCATCCGTTCCAAGTGACGGATCTGCGCACATCGACGTCGACCGGTCAGTGGTTGGACATCACCAAAGCGGCTTACATGGGCCGCGAGGAAACCGGCAATCCGATCTACTCGGGCGCGCTCGGCGAGTACAACAGCGTGATCCTGCGCCAGGCCTACGACATCACCAACGGCGTGACCAACGCGGGTCTGCCCGCGACCAACGTCTACCGCGCGGTGTTGCTCGGCGGCCAGGCGGCGATGATTGCCTTCGGGCAGCGCGACAGCGGCCCGGAAAAATACCGGTGGAACGAGGAACTGTTCGATCACAAACGGCGCCTCGAGGTATCGGCCTGGACCATCCACGGGATGAAAAAGACCCAGTTCGGCGGCGTCGATTACGGCACCGTTGTCGTCTCCACGTACGCCCAGGCGCACCTGTAAGCGCGGATTGGATTTGTAGGAGGACACACACATGCCGGTCTCTCTTGGTGGTTCTGGCATTCAGGTCGACAGCCCGCGCAAGCTGGCGTGGCAGGCCGATCATTACTGTGTGCGCGGCGGACCGAATGATCCGGTGGCGCAGACCACGCCATCCTCGCCGGTCAACAGCGCGCAGCCCACGGGCGGCGGCTCGATCAGCTGGAACACGACATTCGTGTTGCCTGCAGTGTCGGCGCCGTTCTCGCCGACCACGGTCAATCCATCGCCGCTGCCGCGCACGATGTCGCTCAACTCTGCGGGCACGCTCACGGCTGGCGTGCTCGGCAGCAACACGGGTGGCCTGTATCTGATCTCGCTGCCGCAAGGCGCCTGGATCCAGGACATTCAGCTCTACTGCTATGCGGCGCTGGCGGGCGGTTCGACCAGCATCGGCCTGTTCTATACGCCGACGCCGAGCGATCTCGTCTATCCGCCGCCGAATCTGAACTTGCTTGCCGCCATCGCCACGCCCGCTGCGGGCACCCTGTACGGGCTCAAGTCGGGCTCTGGGATCACGGCGTTCAGCGCGTTGGCACCGGCGACGGCGCTCGGCCCTGGTGCGCCGATCATCGGCAATGCGGGCCAGCTCGCCAGCCTTGGCGACATCGATGTCTACATCGCCGCCTATGGCGGCGCGGCGCCGACCGCGGGCTGCTTTGCGGCGATGATCAACTTCACTGGTGAAGAGGGATAGCGGAACAGCGGGTAAGGCCATCGTTCCTCCCGACGGCGGCCGGACCAGAGGGCGGCGGTTGCACGAGGCCGCCGCCCTTTCTTGTCTGAGGAGATGAGCAAATGAAACGATTGTTGCTTGCCTGTGCTCCGCTGCTGCTCCTGGCCAGTACGGCCTGGGCAGCGCAGTCGACGCCGACCCCAGTGGTGCCGCCGAATGAGACCGGCGAGAACAGCGCTGGCCAGCAGCAGATCATGGACATGGCCCGGCTCAAGGTCGGGATGTGTCAGGCCACGGCGACCGGCTCCGGCGCTGCGGCTGGAACGCAGACGGCGACCTGCAACGGCGGCAGCGGTTCGGTGACCACGGTGACCCTGACGTTTGCCACGGTCGGCGCGCTCAACACGCTGACCATCACCGACAGCAAGGTCAATGCGGGCGACATCTGCATTGCCATGGTGGATCCGCTGACCACGGCGGCCACCGCGGGACCGGAGGCGATGAACTGCAAGGTGACGGCGAACACGCTGACTGTCATTCTGACCAACAACCTGGCGGCCTCGCCCGCTGGTCCGGTGAACGTGAACTTCCTGGTTATAACCACTGGCAATCCGAACTGAGGCAGCGCCGTGACATGGCCGAGCACGTTTCCTCCCGGCTCTCTCGGCTACATGCAGGACCGCATTGCCGATGAGCTGATGCGCGGCGATCTCACCTCGCAGATCGCCCTCGCGATCAACAGCGCGATCAGCACCTACCAGAAGGAGCGGTTCCGCTTTAACGAGACCTCGACGACCACGTTCGTCACCAACGTCGGCCAGCAGTTCTACAACGCTGACAACACCACGTTCAGCGACATCCACTATCCGGGCGTGGTGCTGTCGCCGCGCACGTTCTACTCGATCGAGCATTTGCTGATCACGGTGCCGCCCGCCGTGTTCGACATGACCCGGATCCAGCCCGCGCAGATGCTGACCCTGTCGCAAACCGGCACGCAGATGGGCCAGCCGTATCACTGGAGCTACGACAACGAGACGATCAGCCTGTATCCGGTGCCGAGCTCGGGTGGTCCTGGGCAGATCAACTCGTTCACCTTCACCGGCGGCGCGGGCTATAGCACCGGGGTTTATCCCAACAGTCCGCTGAGCGGCGGGTCAGGCACGGCTGCCACCGCCACCATCACGGTGTCGGCGGGTGTGGTGACCGCAGTGCAGGTCAACAATCCCGGCACGCGCTATGTGCCCGGCGACGTGCTGTCCTCGATCTCGATCGGCCCCGGTGCGGGGTTTACGCTGACGGTGTCTGCGATCTTCACCGGTGCCACCGGGCCGTATCTGATGACCATACTCGGCCAACTGCAGCTGCCGGGCCCGACCGATCCGAATGATGTCACCAACCGCTGGATGCTTGATGGCGAGCGGCTGATTCGCTCGCGCGCCAAGTATGAACTGGCCCTGCACGTTACCCGCAACGCCATGATGGCGCAGATGATGAGCCCCGAGGAGCCGGGCGGTGGGGCCTTGCCGGGCGCCAGCTATGCCGCCTACCGCGAGCTCAAGGTCGAGGCCGTACGGATACAAAGGCGCGGTGTGATTGCGCCGATGTACTTTTAGGGCGCTGCCATGCAGGACGGGCCACTGTTGAAATTCGAGACCTGGGCGCCCGACCTCTCGGCGATCGACACCAATGTGTCGGTGGTGGTGTCGAACGTGCTGCCGCGCGCCGACGGCTATGGCCCGGTGCCGTCGCTGGCGTTTCTGTCGCAATCGCTGCCGAGCCCGTGTCGCGGTGCCATCTTTGCCCGTGATCCGGTCGATGCGTCGGTGATCGTGTTTGCGGCGACGGCCGCGGATCTGTGGCGGATGGACAACACCACGTTCGCCTGGCGCTGCATCAGCAAGCAGATCGCCAACGGGTCGATCCCCACCGGCACCAGCTCGGGGGTGATTGCGGGCGGCTCGGCTTATACCGATGGCACCTATAGCGGGGTGTCGCTGCTCGGTGGGACGCACGGCGGCGGCGGGGCGATCGCCACCATCACGGTGGTGGGCGGGATCGTCACCACGGTCAACATCACCAATGGCGGGTCGGGCTATCAGACCGCTGATGTGCTGATCGTGCCGCCCGGCGCCATCGGCCTGGGTGGTGGCGGGTTCAATTTCACGCTCAACAGCTGGGCTGGCGGCGGGGCGCCGCCATCGCCCGGGCTGAGCCCGCTCAACGAATACGCGCCGGTGCCGCCGACCGATAACTGGCAATTCGCGCAGTTCAACAATCTGATCCTGGCCGTGCAGGAGAATGCGCCGCCGCAAAAGTTCGTGCTGCGCGCCAGCACCTATTTCAACGACTTGTCGGGAGCGCCGCCGCAGGCGAATCATATCGCCATCATCAATCAGTTCGTGGTGCTGAGCGGGGTGCTCGGCTTTCCGTTCCGGGTGCAGTGGTCGGATTTCGGCAATCCCGAGGTGTGGAATATTCCCGGCACCTTGGCCAATCAGCAGGACATGCCGGACGGCGGTGCCGTGCACGACATTCGCGGCTCCGACCAATACGGGGTGATTTTCCAGGATTCGTCGGTGCGGATGATGTCGCTGGCGTTCGGCTCGCAGTTCGTGTTCTCGATTCTGCGCATCTCGCAGCTCGACGGTTTGTTTGGTCAGTACTCCTCGATCACCGCTGGCGATAGGGTGTTCTTCTGCAGCCCGCAGGGGTTCAAGAAGATCGAGCCAGGCGGGGCGATCACGCCGATCGGCAAAGAAAAGATCGATCGCACGTTTTTTGCCGACGTCGATCAGTCGAACCTGCAGTTGTTCGTTGCCGCCACCGATCCGAAAGCGACACGCGTCTATTGGCAGTACAAGTCACAGGGCGGCGCCGTCGGGCTGGCCGACAAGGTGCTGGTCTATGACTGGGTGCTGGACAAGTTCACCCCGATCGTCGGGCAGATGCTGGAATATCTGTTCTATCTGACCAAGCCGGGGCTGACGCTCGAGGGCATCGACACGATCGCGCCCGGGGTGATCAACATCACCGCAGCGGCGAACAACGGCTCGGGTGGCTGGCGGCTGACGCTCAGTCCCGGGGTGACCAATCTGCCGTACGACCTGACGACGCAATTCCGCATCGAGATCAACAACGCTACCGGCGGTCTGCTCGCTCTTGAGGCGGACCCGTGGAACGGCAATTTCCAGTTCACCATCATCGATCCGCTGCACATCGATCTGGTCAACTCGCCGGGGGTGACGGCGATTCCGCCGTTCAGCTCGACCGGCACCGGCACCCTGGGCGGGTCCGTCGACGCCATGACCGTCACGCTCGACAGCTTTGTGCCGCAGCCCTTGCCGCAGCTCGCCGCGTTCGGCTCGACCATCAATGGTGGGCACATGCTCGGGCTGTTCACCGGTCCGAACATGCAGGCGATCGTGGAAACGCCGGACCAGGACCTGGGCGAGCGGATGGCGCTGTTCTGGCTGCGGCCGATGACCGACGCCACCGTTTGCTTTGGCTCGATCGGTACGCGCGACACGGCGCAGACGGCGGTGATCTACACCACCGAGCAGGCGATCACGCCGCAGGGGTTGATTCCGCAACGGTGTGAGACGCGCTACGCGCGCGGGCATCTGCGGGTGCCGGGCGGGGTGATCTGGACCTATGCCAGCGGGATGAAGAGCCCCGACGCGGTGACCGGCCAGGGAGATCGCTGATGGCGGACGACAGCGATACCTATCCGAATATCTTCGGCCCGCTGTCGCCGCAGATCTACAGCGCCTTTCGCAAGCGGCTGGGGCTAACAGATTCCGATTCGAGCGCGCCGTCGCCTGCGACAGCGCCTGCGTTGACGCCGGAAAATATCGTGCCCGAGATGGACCCGGCGCCGCTGCAATATCTCGGCCATGTTGCCAATAAGCTTGCGTCGCCGTTCCTGCATCGGGTGTTCGGGCCGCAAAGCCCCGGTGCCGTCATGCAGGAGGGTGCGGCTGGTAACATTCCGACCACGGAGGAGATGGTTCCCTGGGCGGCAAACACGGCGCTGGCGACCGCCAGTGCGGGCTCGCCGTTTGCCACGCGCGGTGCGGCTGGGGTGGCTGGCGGCAAGCTGATCACACCGACGATCGAGCAGCGGGTGCCGGCAAATCCGCAGACGGTGCAGCCGCTCACCGTCAATGAGATCCTGCATCCCGACTATCCGGCGGTGACCCCGCGCTCGCAGAATGTCGAGGATATTGCGCAAGGCCTGCACGATCGCGGCAGTAAGGCGCTGACCAACCTCGGCGTGCCGGGTGGCACGCTGACCGGCCCCTCCGATTATGATGATCATTTGGCCCATGCCATTGCCTCTGAGGTCCAGGGAGCGATGCAGCGCAGCGGTCATGCGGGTGATTGGTACACCGACAAGGTGCGCGAGGCGCAGAGCGTTGCCAGTTTGCTGCACCCGGAGATCGCCACCGATCCGAACGCGCGCTTTGCCTGGAATGCCGGTCTGGCGGCGACCAGTCAGGGTGAAACGGTGCCGTCGAATGTGCGGCTAGCCAATCAGGTGATGCAGCACTATCGCGAGAATGGGCGATTCCCGACAAATATTGTGGCCAAGAACGGGCCCGCGATGAACAACAACTTTGGCAAATTGAATGATTTGATTGATGAGATGGGGGTCGATGGCGCGCGACAGTTCATGGACCGGAAATTCACGGTGCGCGACCTGGAGGCGATGGGGCACGACATCGGTGGTGAGAACAAGAATACGATGGTGCACGGCTCGGCGATTCTTGGTCCGAAGATCGGTGGCGGGTTCTATCAGAACCTCAACGGCAATTACGATCCGACGACCATGGATCTGTGGTTCATGCGCGGCTGGGGACGGCTGACCGGAACCCTGGTCGGGCGGCCGCCGGAAAAGCCGATCGCTCGATTCCAGCAGGCGCTACGCGATACGGGTGTGAATGATGTGCCAGAGAGTCGTGAGGATTTGCTGGCGAAGGCTGGGGATGTGATCGGTACGCACGAGCGAGATTTTGCGCAAAACCGTCCGTTGTACGACAGCGGCGAACGCAACAAGTCGGAGCTGACCTACTCGGCCGAACGGGCGTGGAAGGCGCTCAAGGGTATCAACGAACAACCCACCTCGGGCGGGCAGCGGAACTGGATCCGCAACGTGTGGAACCGAGCCCGCGATATCCTGGGTGATCAGGGCCATAATATCACGAATGCCGATATGCAGGCGCTGTGGTGGTACCCAGAAAAAGACTTGTATGCTAAGATGGGAGGCATCCCGAGCAAGGGAATCAACGTCGATTACTCCACGGCTTTACAGGACGCAGCACGCAAGGCAGGACACAGCGAAGATGCCATCCAGGGAGCCCTATCTGCCGCACATCGAGGATCCGGACCCGCCGCAGCGGCTAATGTCGCGGGAGGAGAGCCGCTCATTCGCGCGCAAGGCCGCGGAGCATATGCGGAGCAAGGGTTACCTCAAATCGGACAAGCGCAATGACAACGGCGCGCCCGTCCGGTTACCCCCTCGCGTCCGGTGAGCGCCGCCCGCAGCAAATCGTCAATGCGGTAATCGCCCTCGAAAACGGGCAGCTCCGGTTCACCGGCGATCAGACGGTTCTCATCAATCAAACCACGACGGTAGTTAAGAGCTTACAGGCCGGCATCGGCCAGCGCGTGTTCCTGTCGCCGCAGACGGCGACAGCGGCGGCCGAGGTCGCCAGCACCTGGGCGCCGAACGTATCGATCGCCGGGCAGTTCACCATTCATCATCCCAGTAACGGCACAGCCGGGCGCACCTGGTCCTGGCTGGTGGCGGGTTAGCCATGCTGGCGCGGGCGCAGGGTGAGATGGTGCTATGGGCGGTGCCGCCGTATCTCGCGGCCGATATCCTGCCGATGGTGCGCGATGCGCTCGCGCGCGGCTATCGGCGCAGCGGCAATATCTGGAACGAGCCGGTGCTGCTCGAGGAGCTCGCGGCGCAGCGCTATGCGCTGTGGGTGGTCGGGCGCAAGGGCGAGGAGCGCTTTGCTGCGGCGATGGTGACGCGGCTGTATTTGTTGGAGAACGGCAGCAAGGTCTGTCACATCGTTGCGGTTGGTGGCGACGGCATGCGCGATTGGCTCAAATACATCGCGCGGATTGCCGACTATGCCCGCGCCGAGGGCTGCGATACACTGCGCCTGGAAGGCCGCGAGGGATGGTCGCGGATGTTGCCGTCGTTCGTGCGCGTCGGCGTGATCCTCGAACAGCGGATTGCGAACGATGGGTAGCGGCCCGAGCCAGACTACCAACCAGAGTCAGGTCCAGAACCAGACCCAACAACAGGCTGGCACGCAGACCCAGCAGACCAACCCGTGGGCGCCGACCGCAGGCGCACTGACCGATCTGATCAATCAGATCTCCGGGACCTCGACCGCGGTGACGCCACAGCAATCGGCGGCGCTCAGCCAGCTCAGTGGATCGTTGAGCGGATTACCGAACTACGCAGCGCCGAGCGAGCAGGCGGTCAGCAATATCTTCGGCACCTCGACGCAGCCGCAGCAGGGCATGCTGGGGAGTGCCTACAACACCTACACGGCGGGCCTGTCGCCGTTCACCAATCCGGCCAATCTCGATCCGATGACCACACCGGGGTTCTCCTCGGCGCTGGGATCGACCGAGCAGAACATCACCAATCAGGTCAATCAGGCGGCGGCGGCCTCGGGCATCACGCCATCATCGCCTGCCTATGCGGCGGCGCTGTCGCGCGGGCTGATATCTGGCGCGGCGCCGACCATTGCGCAGCAGTACAACACCAACGTCGCGACTGATCTGGCCGCGCAAGGCGCGGGGTTCGGCGCGGCTGGCACCACGGCGGGCGGCCAAGCGCAGCTGATGGGCCAGGATGTGCAGAGCCAGTTGGCGGCGATGCAGGCGGCGGGCCAATTGCCCGGTGTGGTGGGGGCGGCGCCGAGCGCGTATCTCAATGCCGCCAACGCGGCGTATCAGCAACCGTACAGCAACATCAACACCTCGCTCGGGATGCTGTCGCCGCTGGCGCAGGCGTTCGGCCAGACCACGGGCGGCTATAGCGGCACCGGCACCACGATGGGCACCACGCAGGGCACCTCGACCACGCAAACCAGCCAGCCCTGGTACAACACCGCGATCGGCCTCGGCATGATCGGGGCGGGCCTGTACGGCAAGTCGGACGTGCGCGCCAAGGAAAACCTGGTGCCGGTCGGAATGCTGTTCAACGACCTGCCGGTGTACCGGTTCAACTACAAGAAGGATCCGGGCAAGACCTTGCACCTCGGCCTGCTGGCGCAGGAGGTCGAGCAGGTCATGCCGGAGGCGGTGGCGACGATCGGCGGCGAGAAGTGGGTCAACTATGACCTGGCAACCCGGGAGGCCGCGTGATGGCCGGGATGCTCGATTTTCTCTATGGCGGTCCGTCGACGGAACTCAACCCGCCGCTCGATCCATCGCAATTCCCGATGGACGTCGGCTATGGCAACGCGCCGCGATGGCCGACCGCCACGCTGCAGCGAATGCGTGAGGCGCAGAAGAACCCGTTGGGTGCGCAGCTTGGATTGCTCAGCGGGATGATCCCGGAGCAGCCCGCACCTGCGCCCGCGCCGACGATTGCGGGCGCACCTGCGACCGGGACCATGGGCGTGCCGCCGTTGCCGCCAGGAGCTCCGGTGCCTGCGGGTCCAGCGGGATCGCCAGCTCCGCCATTGCCCGCCCCGACGACCGTTCCGCCACCACCACCGGTCGGTCAGATTCCAGCGGCTCCGCCAGCGGCGGCGAATGCGCCGCAGCGCAATGCCAATCCGGTGACGCAGCTGCCGCAGGCGAGCGCGGGCGTGCTCGATCGCATCAACGACTACCTCAAGCGCAACTCCAACACCTTGATCGGCCTGGGCGCGGGCTTTGCCGGGGCGCCGTCGTTCGGCCAGGGCGTCAGCCGCGCCGGCTATGGCGCGCTGGCGGGCGGCAAGCTGGATGTCTCCGAGCAGGGCCGCCAGGCGACGATCAACGCGCTGATGGGCCAGGGCTACACGCGCGACCAGGCGGAGGCCATTGCGGGCGAGAGCGGCCTGCTCAAGACCGAAAACCTGCCGGTCGGTCCTCCCGGGCGGCAGGAGCAGGTGCCGGTTTCGACGAGTCCGTTCGGGGTGCGGCCGCTGCCGGTCAATCTGGGAGCGCAGGGTGCGGGCGCGCCTGAAGGTACGACCAAACAGATGAATGGGCGCACCTACGTCGTTGTGAACGGCAAATGGCATGAGGCGACCTGAATGCCGATGACCGAAGTCACCGATCCTGCGTTGCTCGGCCAGCTCAATGCGGGCTATGGCGGCGGTGGTGGCGTGAGCCCGGCGCAGGGCCTGCAGGCCTTGGCGCAGCAGTTCAATCCGGCCGGGCAGCTGCAGGGGCAGGATCTGCTCGATTACATGGAAAAGACCGATCCGGAGGGCGCCTCGTTCGTCAAGGCGCTGCACGAGGGTCGCGCGCCGGGCACCGGGCGGAACCTGCAGCAGATGATGCCGATCGCTACGGCGATCTGGCCGGATTTCGATAATAGCGCCTATCAGGGGCGCATGCAGACGCGCAAGTCGTTCTCCTCGGGCGGCAAGGATTGGCAGAACCTGCAGTCGTACGGTCAGACCATCGGCCACGCCACCGAGCTGCTCGATAGCATCGGCGACCTCGGCAACGTCAGCTTTGCCCCAGGGGTGGTCAACGCCGGTACGCATTGGCTCAAGCGCAACTTGGGCAACGAAAAGTTCCAGGCAGCCGAGAACCGGTTCAACAGTGCCAAGGGTGCGGTTTCGGAGGAGCTCGCGCGCGCGTTCCGCGCCACCGGCATGGCCGAGAGCGACGTCAAAGGCTGGCGGGATCAGCTCGATGAGAACTCCAGCCCGGCAGCGCTGCGATCGACCGTGCAGGAGGCGATGAAACTGCTCGAGAGCCGGATGGAGACGACTACCGCAGGCTGGAACCAGTCGTTTCCGGATCAACCGCGCACAGTGCAGGACAATCTCAAGCTGGTGGCCCCGCACGCGGCCGGTCGGTTCGAGGACATCCAGGCTATGGATCCCACCACGGGACAGATGGCGCCGCGCCAGCAGGGTGCCCAGCAGGGCGCGCCCGGGCCGGGAGGGCCACAGAGAGCGGCGATGCCGCAAAACGCACCAGCGCCCGCCGCTGTGGCGCCTGGGGGCATTCGCGAGGGACAGACCGCCACCAACCGACAGACCGGGCAGCGGATCATCTTCCGCAACGGTGCCTGGGGCCCGATGTGAGGCAGCATGGCAGATGGCGTACCCGAGGGGTTCGAGCTGGATGCGGCGCCGCAGGGCGACCCCGGCTTTACCCGCGGCCGCAGCCTGCAGGAGGCGTTCGGGTTACAGCCGCCCGCGCCTAGCGCTACGCCGCCGGCAGTACCACCCGGGTTCGAGCTCGATAACGCTACGGCGGGTCCGGCTGGCGCTACCGCGGGCCCCCAAGTCGGCCTGGGCGAGGCGATCGTGCGCGGGATTGGCGACCAGCCGATCGTCGGCCCACTGATCACCCGGGCCGAGGCAGCGAAGAATGCGCTGCTGGCCTCACGCCATCCGCAAGAGACCGACATCAGCCACGCCGAGAACTGGTCGCAGCGCTATGCGGAAAACCTGCTGGCCGAGCAGGAGCGCAACAAACAGGCGTTTGCCCAGCATCCAGTCGCCGCCAACATCGCCAACCTGGGCGCTGGCCTGGCGGGCGGCGGGGCGTTGCTCAAGGCCGGTGGCCTCGGCGCGCGCCTCCTCGGCGCCGTGCCAGCGGGCACCGGGTTGGCTGGCCGGGTCGCGGCCAGCGCAGGCTCTGGAGCGGGCATCAATGCGATCGATGCCATGCTGCGGGGGCAGGATCCGCAACAGGCTGCCGGGATTGGCGGCGGCATTGGTGCGGCCTTGCCGGTGGCCGGGGCGGCTCTCTCACGGCCCATCGCCGCCCTGGCCTCCCGCGTTGCCTCTCCGACGGTGCGCCAGTCGGCCGAGGATCTTGCCGCGCGTATGGCGACACCGGCGCCGTTCCACACCCCGGGCGGGGGGCCGATGTCTGCAGTCACCCCGCGCCCGGTACCGGCGGGCATCAATCTGGTGGACGAGCAGCTGCGGGCGACGCCGGACTATCTCGACCACAGCATCAAGGGCCAATACGAGCAGCTCAACCAAGCGTCGACCGCGATCAGCCCGCAGGCGGCGATCGACGGCATCACCGCGCTCAAGAACCAGTTGCGGGGTCAGAACTTCAGCCCGCGCTATCAGAAAACGGTGTTCAACGCGCTCGATGACCTGGTCGAGCCTGCGCAAACCAACGGGCAGGCGATTCCGTTCCAGGACGTGCACGCGCTGTCCAAATATCTGCGCACCTTGACCGGTCCGCTGCATACCGAGAACCAGGCTGCGGCCTCGTTCGCGCGCCAGTACCTGGACGACATGTTGTTGAAGATGCCGGGGACCGATGTGATCGGCGGCAACCTGCCCGCCAACATGGGCATGCTCAAGGATGTGCGCAGCGACTACCTGCGCTCGATGAATGTCGACCGGATCAAGCAGGCGATCGAGAAAGCAGAAACTGCGGGCGGCACCATCAGCATGGCCAACAACCTGCGCATTCAGGCGCGCGGACTGTTGCGTCAGTATGTCGACGGCAAGCTGCCGTTGGATCCGCAGACCGTGCAGATGCTGACGGCGGTCAACGCCCGCAGCCGCACCATTCCGCGCGCGCTGGCGACCTTGACCATGCGGCATGGCCTGCCGGTCCTGGCCGGGGGCATGACTGCTGGCCCGTACGGCGCTGGCATCGCGCACATGGCAGCCGGGCACGTGATCGGCTCGGTGGCCGAGCGCTCTGAAGAGAGCGCCGTGCGCAATCTGTTTGATAAGGCGATCCAGAACGAGCTCAACCTGTCCCCGAGCGTGCAGCGCTACAACAACAACGGTGGCACCGGGCTGCGCACGCAGATGCTGCCCAATCTCGCCGGCCGGCTCGGCAACATTCCCGGTGCCAACCTGGCGCAGGTGCCAGCGCAATCCGCAGCGGCAGGTCCGTGATGGCGTGGCTCGATGACGCCATCGCCCAGGTCGCCCAGCAAACCGGGCTGGATCCCAACTTGCTGCGCCGGACGGTGCAGATCGAGAGCAGCGGCAATCCCAACGCGTCGACCGGCTCGTATCACGGGCTGATGCAGCTCAGCAACGGCGAGTTCAATCGCTACGGTGGCGGCAATATTTTCAACCCGCTCGACAACTTGAAGGCCGGCGCCACCAAGATGATGACGGAGATGCGCGGCTTTGCCGACAAGTACGGCCGCGATCCGACGCCGACCGACTACTACCTCAACCATCAGCAAGGCACCGGCGGCCTTGCCATGCATTTACAGCATCCCGATCAGGCTGCCTGGAAATCCATGTACATGACCGGGGAGGGTCAGCAGAAAGGCGAGGACTGGGCGCGCCGGGCGATCTGGGGCAACGTGCCCGATAGCGACAAGCGCCGGTTCGGCAACGTCGATAACCTCACCTCGCGCGATTTCTACAACCTCTGGCAAAATCGCGTCGAGGGGAGCGGTGCCGGCGGCATGCCCACCGGCACCGCCGCCTTGCCGTCGGAGCAATCGTTCAGCGCCGAGGACGCGCCAGGCCTGCTGTCAGGGACACTGGCGGGGGTGCAATCGAAGGCGCAAGGGCAAGTGCCCGGCGTCACCTACACGCCGACGCCGGATCCGGTCAGTCCGGGCATGCTTGCCAGGGCGCCGCAGACCGGCGGCAATTCGGTGGCGACCCAGGGCGGCGGCATCTTCGGCACCGGCACCGGCATGCTCGGCACCGGCACCGGGGATCAGGGCGGCGGCACCGATGCGGCGTTGCTGCAGGCGTTCGCGGCGAGCCAGCCGCAGGAGCCGACACCGCCGCCGCCGCTGACGCCGCTGCCGCCGATGCAGCTCGGACCGCGCATGCAACTGACGCCGCCGCAAGTCTCGCTGTCGCAGAGCCCGCTCAGCATGATGATCGCGCGTGCGGCCGCGCAGCGTGGGGGAGGGATGTAGATGCCGTTCTGGACCTGGTCCATCACCCCCGGCGCCAATGCCAACGCCGATCCGAATATTTCCTGGCCCGAGGGCATGTCACCGAGTGCGATCAATGACAGCGCCCGGCAGATGATGGCGCAGTTGGCACAATTCCGCGACGATATCGGCGGGGCGCTGACCACCAGCGGCACCGCCACCACCTATGCGGTATCGACCAATCAAGGGCTGCCGAGCCCGCCACGCAGCGGGCAGCGGCTCACCGTGGTGTTCAACGTCACCAACGGCCTGAACCCAACCTTGAATGCGGACGGGGGTGGCAACTTTGCCATCCAGCAAGCACCGGCCTCAGCCGTGCCACCGGGAACGCTGATCGCTGGCACGCCATATACCATGACGTTTTTGGGCGGCGCGTGGGTGCTCAATCAGATCTTCACTTACAGCAATCTAATCACCGCGCTGCCGCCAATCGGCAGCTTGGTCCCATATGCCGGCATTGTCGCGCCCAACAGCAACTGGGCGCTGCCGGGCGGGCAGCAGATCAGCCAGACCACTTATGCGACGCTGTTTGCGCTGATCAGCACGAGCTTTGGACCGGCCAGCGGCGGCTTATTCACTTTGCCGGATCTGCGCGGACGCGTCTGTGTGCCGATCGACACGCTGGGCCCGCTCGGCAACGCCAATCGCATTGGCTCAGTGGCGACGGATAACGGCACGATCAATGGCGCTCTGCTGGGATCGGTCGGCGGCAGTTCCACGCACGTGCAGGCCTACACCGAAATGCGGCAGCATGGGCACAACGTCAGCGGCAGCTTTAGCGGCAGCGGTAGCGGCAGCGGCAGTGGGTCGGCCGCAGATCATACGCATGGATTGCCGTATAATTCGGTCAACGTTGCTGGCCCGGTGGGTGGCGGATCGGTGCCGCGCACCGGATTCGGCTCAACCGACAACACATTCAACAGCGGAGCGCTCGGTGTGAGCGTCAACGTCAGCGTCAGTGTCAGCGGCGGCATTTCCGGCAGCGCGGATCTTCAAGGCAGTAGCCAAGGCATGGCGTGGCTGCAGCCGTCGTTGATGACCGGCGCACTGATTCGGGTTCTTTGAGGAGGAAACAGAGATGATCATCGGCGATATCTACGAAAAATGGGAGCGCTTGCCGGATACGATCCGCGCTGTGGTGGAGAACCAGCTCAACGGCACGGTGATCGATCTGCAGGATGTCGAGTTGTTCCGGCTGATCCAAGCGGTGCAGCGTGACAAGGCCACGCAGTTCGAGATGGACAAGATCCAATGCGTGATCCAGGCCGCGTTGCTGGCGCAGGTGGTGTCGTTGCGGCAGGTGGCCGAGGCGCTCGGCCTCGAGCATGCCGAGGAGATCATCGAGCAGGTAAAGCCGATCGAGGAGTATCTCGATCAGAACGCTGGCCCGGCCACCAAGGATAGCCTGACGCAAGGCGTCGCCATGGTGAAATGGGCGATGGATGCGGTGTGGGCGCGGCTCGAGGAGCTAATGAACGCTCCGGAGCCAGAACAGCCCGAGCAGCAACAGGCACAGCATCAGCAGGCCGAGGACGAGGATGTTGATGAGGAGCCGACGGAGGAACCTACGGATGAGGATGAGGATCCGCATCCGCGCGGTCGGGCGCCCCGGCGAGGTCGGCATTAGCGTCGGTATCCAATCCAAGTAAGGCCTCGATCGCATCGAGCACGCGGCTCTTGATCTGCTGGAACTCCTTGCGATCCTGCTTGCGCACCGATTGGCTCTTGGCGGTCCAGATCCGCACCACCTGACCGGCAACCTCGATCACGGCATACTCGTCGCCGCGGCGCAGGCGAGCGGCCAATTCCACAGCACCGGCGTGGCTGGAGAGGACAAAATCCTGATAGTCGCACCAGCCGACCTTGATCAGCATGCGCTTGCGCAGGTGCTCGGCGCTGGGATATTCGAGGTCGACACCCTCGGGCAGGGTCTTCCACATGTCGCTGATACGGGCAAAAAAGTGCCGATGCGACGCCATCGAGCGCGGCAGCGTCGGATCGATGTCGTAGATCTCGCCGACGACGTATTCCCGATCGCAGCGCGACTTGTAAGGGCGGGTTGGCACGAATGCATCGCCGTCCCATTGGGCGCGGAATAACATCAATGGATCCCGTGGGGGTTGAGCGCCCGATAGACCTTGGCGAGCACCTCCAGGTGGCCCGCCTGGGCCTCTTCCCAGGTGCTGTACCGCCATTGCTGGCGATCATGCGCATGGCCGAACACCATGGTCTCGAACACCAACGGCGGCCCGTTGTTGTGCACGCACATGTCGAGGCCGGTGAAAATGGTGGACACCGTCACCCTGTCGTCGACCCTGTCCCAGGCGATGTGGTGGTTGCTGTGCTGGAACCAGTATCCCCAGCCCTCATTGTCGGTCGGCACCGGCTCGAGTCCATCGAGCACGTAGAACCGCAGCTGCATGATGTTCGGGGGCAGCGGTTTCATGCCGCCAGCTCCTCCAGCAACAGCGGCTCGGTCAGCACGGCGGTGATCTTGTAATAACGGCAGTGCGTAACAACACGATCTCGCACCTCGGTCAGGAACACCTCGATCTCGGTCTCCATCTTGCGAATGATGGCATCGTCGCGTTTGATGCGGCGAACAAACAGCTGCATCGGCTCCGGCCAATCCGGGTTCCAGCTCACATAGTCGACCCATTTGCGACCGGTGCAGGCCATCTGCCAGTGCGCCTGCTTGAGATAGCCATCGGGCACAGCCTGGGTGAGGAGCGTGTCCTCGTGGGTGTGTGCCTCCGGGCATTTCAGCTCGAGAATGCCATCCTTGCCGATCAATCCGTCCGGCGAGGCGTGTGCCCAACGCAGGCGCGGGTGCCGCACCAGGGCGATCTGCTCGATCTCGATCGTCTTGCCGAACTTGCCGGCGTTCAGGTGCTGCTGATAGGCGGCGCGCGCGTCCGGCTCGCGCTCGGTGCCCTGCAGCATGGCAAACGACTTGTAGCCGGGGATGAAAATGCCGGTCATGCGCTCGCGCGCCAAATCCGAGCGCACCCTGATGCGCCCCGCCGATTCGCCGCCGCTCTTGTTCTTGGCCAGGGCCTCGTGCACGCGCGAACTGCCGAGCGAGCCCAGCCGCGCCCGAAACCACTCCTCGCTGCGCTGTTCGATCATTTCGTCGGCTCCTTGCTGTGCTTGCGCCCGTAGGCGGCGACGTCGCTCATGGCGATCTGGAACTTGTTGGCGGCCAACTCGCTGACCTCGGCGATCTTATACTTGGCCAGGAACATCGCGCGATCCAGCTTGACGGTCTTAATATTGGCCTCCAATGCCTTGATCTGCTCATCGCTGAGAGTGGCGCCACTGCTTGCGGTCTCAGGTCCGTCGGCGCCGTCGTTGTCCTCGCCGCGAGCGACGAAATTGATCAACAGGCCAGCGTTGATGCGCTTGAGGTAGGACACGGTCGACTTGGCCTGCTGGATGATGTTCTTCTCGCCGCTGCTGTCGAGCGGGGCAACGAAAGAGGTCTCCTCCCAATGGCCACCGATGTGGCGCAGGTAGGTCGTGACCTTGACCTTGCCGGGCGGCACCTCGGGCGGCTCGGTCCAGGCTTGGTGGTCGATCGAGAACCCGAACTTGCTGCACACCGGCGTGATGATCTCGACCACGTCCTCCCACAGCTCATAGGGGGTGCTGCGGCTTTTGCCGGTGCGCTTGCTTTCGTAGCTGATCTTGCCTTTCTTCTCGATCACCGGCATCTCGGGGCCCATCTGCGCCTTGGCGGTGAAATACTCGAGCTGGGCTTGCCGGGCCACCATGTCCTTATGCGTGGCGACCAGGAACTTCAGCCGGTCCTCGCTGATGTCGGGCCGCAGGATCAGCTCGAGGATCGAGTGCGCATCGTCACGGTGTTCTGGGACTTTCTGGATCTCGTTCATCGCTTGCTCCGTTTCTGTTTTGGTGGAAACATTCGCAACAGATCCGCCTTGTTGAGCAGGAGTTGCAACGTCTGCGGCGGCTCTCCCTGATAATCGCACATGCGCCACAGACGGCGGCATTCCTCAGCGTTCAGCCATCCGTCACGCTCCCACAATAGAGCATGCAATTCTTCGAATTTCATCGTCTGGAAAAATCGCGGCGGGATCTCGTGCTCGTTGCTCATCGCCGCACCACCTTGCCGCTGAGCTTTTTCTTGAGCGGGGAACCTTTGCCGCCGGGCAGCGGCCGCGCGAGGAATCGGATGCGCGCGAGCTGCCGTTCCGGCTTGGCCGTGGTGGCTTTGTCCAGCCGCTTGAGCTTGGCACGCTCGTGCGCGTCGGATCCATACGAGGTGGCCTTGGTCCCGTGCGTGCGCTTGCGATGCTCGTGGACCGGGATCGCCTCGATGAATGCCGGATCATTGGCATCGGGGCCATCGTCGCCGCGCAGATAGAGCGGCGGCCGGTGATCGAACTCAATGGCCTCGCAGCTGAGCAACTTGCACAGCGCGAGCTTGAGCACGATCACCTGCACCTTGAGCGGAATCGGCTTGCGCTTAGTGGCTGGCGGATTGGGCATGGTGGGTTCTTACTGGAATGATACCGTCCGGCGGAACAAGCAGGGTTGCCACCCACTCCGTTTCGGCATGGTGCCGCTCACCCCAATCGATGGCATCTTGTTTGCTCGTGAATGGCCCGACCGGCACATGCCCATCAATCACATTGCCGATCAACAACACAAATTGCGGCTCACTCATCACTCGCCCTCCATAGCCGTAGGCCATGCTGCAACCGGGCCTCGTCGGCCTCGCGCTCGTGCCGCCGAATCGCAGTGCGCACCTCGGCAGCGCGTGACAGCGGGCTCTGGCGCCTGCGAATCATCTGGTACCAGCCGCAGCTGCAGCGCAGGATGACAGCGCTGGGCGAGCGCACCTCCTCAATTTTGTGTCCAGGTGCTAACATGGTCCCGCTATCCACAGGTCATGGTTCGACCGGCGGCCAGTTGGCATTGACCGGATCGGTGGTGGCGCGCACGGCGACGTCACGTACCGCACTCCAATGCGAGCTGAGATCGGCGGCGAAGGCTGCGGCCTCCTCGACGGTGGCAAAGCGCAAGCCGTTGCTGGACCAGCTCGATTCGCCTTTGACGATAACCTCGACCTTCCAGGACTTTATGGCGCGAACCACGGCCAT